GAATTCTTAGCAAATCCAAACTCTCGTGCTGCTTTTGAATGTGCTAAGCCGTCTGCGATAATAAAGTTAATTGTACCTTTGCCGTCTCGCCGAGTTAACCTTTCATAATCAATGTTACCGCTAGGAATAGCCTGAAACGTTATGTTTGGCAGACTGCTAAAACGCAACTCTTTAGGCTCATCAACGTTAAGAATAGCCATCAATTTGTTGTATTCTTGTGTTGTTCCGGCTACATTGTAAAACGGAACTGGAATTTTTTTTACGTTGAAACGTGTGTAATTGAAGTCTGAACCACTTAAAATTTCATTTTCTGAAAACTGTGGGTCGAAATCAGCGCCTTGCCACAAATGAAAATCAGACGTGACTGTAATGTATTTCGTTAACTCTTGTCCGTTAAAATATACTCTTTCGATTTTTACCACCCTTTTCCATAGATTGCATTTTTAATGGATTCCTGACGCTCTTGTTCACCAGTTACTGACTTAGCAACTGAACGTCCAACACGTTCAGCATCCATGTAATTTTCAATAATCACTTGTCTGTCTGCTAAACGCTCAATACTATGTGTATTTTCAATAATCAAATCAATAATTTTGCCAATCATACGACGTGTGTCACTATCGCCGTTTTGGATGACAGCTACATCACTGTTGCCTTGCAAATTACCAATTCGACGTGCAACATCTGCAACACGAGTATTTTCAAAGCCGATGCCGTTCGCATAGCGAGGGAATAATTGCTTAGTCTTTCCAGCAGGTAAGACTTTTGAACCTCGAGGCAACGGCAACATAACGTTACGGTCTTTCGGAATGAAGCTAGTTCCGTCAGGCAAAGTAACCAATTCACGATAAGTCGGTCCTTTTTGGTCATTGACAAGCGCTAATCCACCTGGGTGAAAGTTAGTACCTTTTTCGTTTTTAGTGTGATGTGTTACCACATTAATAACTTTGTCTTTTAGTGAACCTAACCAACTTGCGATGTTGGAAATTACGCCAGAAGCGCGGTCTACCGCGGTAATCGTTACCGATTTCCCATGAACGCTAGCAATATTCGCTTTGGCACTAGCCGTTGGACCACCAGAATTATCCTTAGCATTTACTGGTGCTGGGAAAGGTTGCTTGACCGCATTAATTCTTGATTGTGCGGATGACGTGCTGCCTGAAGTTAGGTCTGACGCTAGAATTCCAGGGACTGATTTTTGATTGACGTTATTGATTTTTGATTGCGCAGATGATGTGCTACCTGAGGTCTGGTCGCTTGCTAGGATGTATGGCAGCGTTTTTTGATTGACGCTATCAATCTTCGATTGTGCGGATACGGTGCTAGGCGCTGTGCTGTCACTTGCTGTTAAGTTGGTGTTTTTCTCGTTGGGAACAGTCAAAAGCATATCAAGCGCTGCACTGACACCTGCAGACGTGTTGTTATGTGCAATCAAATCTTTTTGATCTGGTGTTGCATTGTTCCATTTGTTGAGCATCTCTTTAGCTCTCTCTGCGTTTGATGTGAAGTTTTTGTCCTCGCAAAGAAGCTCTTTGACGTTTGCCGGCATGCCATTCCAGATAGCCAGTTCTTCTTTTGATTCATAAATCGCAAGCAAGCCTTTGTCGTTTTGGAATAGCAGCTCTTTTTGCTCAGGTGTCGTATTGTCCCATTCGCCTAATTTTTGAAGGGCGTTTGCAACTTCGACACGAGCGTTGGAGTTAACGTTAGCATTCTTGAGAATGAATTCCATGTTGTTCCAACCGTTTTCAGCAGTCAAGGCTTTTGTTACTTCTTGAACAGCATTCGTTTTTAGTTCACCAGTCAACGGGTCAAGCGTTAAAGCATTCCATTGGTCGGTGGCATTTCGCGCATCAGCGCTCATGTCAGACGTGTATGTTCCGATCATCGCAGTGTGTTGACCGATTTTGTTCGCAGATTCCATCGCTCGCTGTGACAGGTCTTCGAAGCTCATATCGTAATCTGCTAGAACACGTCGAATCTTCTCAGCGTACACACCAAATTGGCCACTTTGCGCATCTTGCTCTTGCGCTATTTTAACTAGTGCTTGACCAAACTCAGACATCGTTGCATTGTGTTGTTCTTTGAGCGCAGTCATTCGAGTGTTATATTCTTGCTGGTCGATGATGCCTTGCTCAAGCGACTCTTTCAAACCGCTGCGTTGGTCTTTGTACGCTTTCTGCTCTTCTTTCATGGCATCTTGTAGAGCTTTCGATCTGTCTTTGAGCTGTGCCATCGTCATCTTCTCAATTTCGCCATTGAAAGTGCTGAGAATAGCTTTCTCTTTTGACTTACCAAGATTCAACTCTTTCACTCGAGCTTCAGAGAGCTGTTTCATATTGTTTTCAACAATCGTCTTTTCAGTAGCGGTCAATTTGCTAACGTCGCCATTGTGTTTCTCGTAAATCGATGTGATTTGATCAGCCATCGTTTGCGAATTTTGGACAATCTGATCTTGTTTGGCTTTCGCCGCAGCCACCTGCTCATCGGTAAAACCGAATTTTTGAGCAAGCTCGTCTATTCTAGCCTTCGATTTTTCGGCGCCGTCAGTGATTTGTTTCATCATATCTGACACTGCTGTCTTGACATTATCAGCAGACTGCACTGCGCCGGTTTCAAAGTTAGTCATAGCTATCTTAGTGTTCGTTACTGCAGTTCCGAACTGGTCAAGTGCACCTTTTGTTTCTCCAGAAAGCGTTGTTCCATATTTTTGAGCCTGTTCAGTAGCATGTTGCTTAGCATTAGCTAATACAACCAAACCACCGGCGAGTGCTGCTGCGCCTCCTACAACTAAACCAAGCGGATTTGATAACAGTCCAACCGCACCCCCGAAGTTAGATGCAGCACCTGCCGCACCACCTGCTGCACTTTCAACACCAGTTAAGCCAGAAGCCATTGGTGCGAGCTTGCCGACAAGTTTTCCAATTCCACTATTGACTGAACCGAAGACTTTAAACATGCTGCCGAGACCGGTTGTTAGTTTTCCTAAAATCGAAAGCGCTGGCCCAGCAGCTGCTGAAATAGCTAGCCACTTCATGATGTGCTGTTGTTGAGCTGGACTTAGTTCGTTGAATTTCTTGGCCATGTCAGACAACGTCTGAATGAGTGGTTTAGAAGCCTCGAGACCATTTTTCAATGCATCGACGAACGGACCACCGAAGTCGATAGCCATATCGACCACTTGGTTTTTTAACATTTTAAGCTTTGATTCAGTCGTTTCATAACGTGTGCTTGCTTCGTTAGTAAGCGCCGTGTTTTCACTCCATGCCCGATTTGACAGATCAACCGCACCTGTCATTGTATCTGCGGCAAGTGCTAATGATTTAAGCATGTTAGACTGACGAACACCGGTAAGCCCCATCTCGTCCAACACCATAGTGGCACTCTCGCCTTTTTCGTCAAGTTTCCCAAGACCTCGAATGAAATCTTGGATAGCTTCGATTGGATGATTTTTCCATTTATCAGCGAATTCTTGTGCAGATTCACCAGCGACTGTAGCAAATTGTTGTAGGTCTTCCCCGCCCGCAGCTACTGCAGATTCAATAGCTGCTAGGGTTTGAGTCATTGCAGTTCCCATTATGTTATCGCTAAGCTCTTTATCTTAGCTTCTTATAATTTCTTATAAGTTCAGACTATATCTTCACCTTCAGCATTACCTGTTAAGGGTTAAGCGCTCGTGGATATTTCGTCATGCAAAAAAGGCAATCTGTATCAGATTACCTTTTTGTTTAGATTACTTTATCTAGTCGTTGCACCTTCCTAGCGTTTCCGTCTAGGCTTGGCTCATGATTGCCATAGTATTGAGATACCTTAGGTTTCCATGAATTCACTTAATTTTAAGCTACTAATTTCTTAGTAGTCGGGCAGAATAGTTTACCCGCTTCTGCTTCAATACCGACAGAAGACATCGCTGTCGCAAGACCTAGAATTTCTTGGTTAGTCAAACCTGCCAATGTTCCAGAAGCCGCCAAACGGTTAGCCATTGCGACAATGTCTTGTTCAGTGGTTGCGAAATTATTTCCGAGAGCTACCACCGAACTACCAAAGCGTTGGTATTCATCTGATGTTAAACCAGTTATGTTCGCAATCTTAGCAATTGCTGATGCTGCGTCTTCGGCTGACAAGTTAGTTGACTCGCCCATATCAATCATGGTTTTGGTAAAGCTAACAACGTCTTGTGATTTGATGCCTAACTGACCAGCTGCTTCAGCCACTCCTGCAATTTCTTCGTGACTAGCTGGCAGTTGTGCTGCCAAACCACGTAGACCATTTTCGAGGTCTGCATACGAATAAACCACATTACCGTTCGAATCAACGACTTCATCGTTGGTCTTTTTAACACCAGCAAACGCACTTTCCCAGGACATGGCAGATTTAACAACGGCTCCAACTCCTGCTACAATTGGCGCTGTCACACCAACTGTCATCGTATTCCCTAAGCCAGTCATTTTACCACCGACCGATTGCAAAGTGTTCCCGAAGTTGGTCATTGCCGATCCCATTCGACTAAAGACGTTCATCTCAGTGGCCAAACTTTGCAAACGTCCTTGAAGTTCACTGACTTTTGCTGTAGTGTCCATCATGGCGGTATGCGCGCCAATCAGAGCGTCTTTTTGAGCTGCTGTCGCTGTCGAGAAATCACCTATTTCAGACTTCAAAGCATTATATTTTTGGGTTTGCTGTACTAATAGCGATTGGTAGCCTTTTAAAGCTTGTCCTGTTTCGTTGTAAACAGAACGCAAAGCTTTGATTTTACTTCCTTGACCGCTAATAGATTTTTCAACGGCTTTCAAAGAGCTGTCGATGCCGCGCATGTAAGTTTTTAATTGTTTTGTGTTGGTTTGAAAAGGCGCTATATCAAGCGTAGCAGTTGCTACCAATTTACCTATGTTTGCCATTTATCCTCCTTTCTAACCGAACAAGAAAGGAAAAGCCTTATCTAACGTTGTCTCAGCTTCTTCTGCTACTGTTTCTTGTTCTAATGCTTCCACCATCAGCTCAAAATCTGATAGTTGCATTTTCTTAATATCAAGAATTGTGTACCCGTTATTTAATAATGTTTGAATCATTCCGAGCAAATTAGATTTAGCTTGCTCTGGTGTTATTCCTTTTTTTCGGCATCTTCCTCTTCGTTATTTTCGCCGCGACCCAAAGCGTCAACATAAAGCTTGTCAAGTACGTTCAATGTCTCAACGTCTGCAGTTTTCAAATCAGCAACAGTGAATTGCTTGCCATACATATCAACAAACATTTGCAAATACGCTTCGTTAAGTTTTCGTGTCTGTTTCGAATCAAAAGCAGCTTTATCATTTGAAATAAAAGCGTTTTGACGTGCGTTGTGGTCAACAGCTAAAAGGTTATCTTCAACGTTGATGTATTCTTTTGAGTATTCTTTGGTAACGCCGCCTTTTTTCAATTTAATTTCGTACATAATTGCTCCTCACATAAAAATAAAAGGCCACAAAATGTGGCCAGTTGATTATTCCGCAGTTGGAAATACCATTTTTTTGAATGCTGTTAGGTCAAAGCCTGTTGCGTCTTCACGACCAATCAAGAGAACTGTACCATCTTCGCCACCACGCGCTACGAAGCTACCTTCAATTGAGTCAGCTTTAGGGTCTGGCGCACCATCAACAGTAGATGCTTCAAAGCCAGGAAGATTGAATTTACCTTTCAAGAGGCCAACCCATACATAATTGCCGTCGTCCATTTTAGTGCGGAACAAAATTGCGACGTCGTTCGGTGTAAGGTCTTTAGTGTATTTTTCAACACCGTTTTCGACAGTAATGCCAAAGAAATCTTTGCGTGCATCAGATGTCAAGTCATATGTTTCAATTGTCAATTTGGCTTCTGTAATACCACCCGAAACGACAACGTATGGTCCGTCATCAGCTGAGAGTGTTTTTAGTTCGTTTGTTAGCTCAAGTTTTGCGCTTGTAAGTCCTGGAAGACGTTTGCTTTGTGTAACTTTTTCGGCATTATTCAAAACGCCATATTCACAACCACTAAGTCCAAATTTTACTTTACCCATGTATTAATTCCTTCTTTCTTTTAATTGCCCCAATCAAAAAAACGATATTTTCTTACGTTCATAAGTAAGCCAATATCGTTATCTTTATATCGAGGCGTTTCGTTAGCTGTATACCATTCAAAACCCGCTTCGGTTAGAATGGCATCGATGCGTTTTACAATTGCTTCTGACTGCGCAGCCGTCTGACACCAAAAATTGATGACAATACGCTGTTCTGTGCCAATATAGCCATCGTCAGCGTACGCGTTTGGCGCATCGTAAATCGTGTTAATTCGCAGAAATGGAGCTAATTCTTTTTTCTTCATGTTGGTGGGTTTCTCTGGAATGTCATAAGTGAAAATTCCTTGTTTAAAACCGCCCCCAAACTTCCCTCCACGATAGCTGTCAAACAGCTCATTCAATTGAACATCGTTACTTAAAAGCTTGTACGCTGTCGTTTCGGCAATCATAAATCTAAGCCCTCCTTCACCTTTTCTGCAAAAATTTTCTTAGCAACGGGCGTCATTTGATTGATTGTTTTTTCTTCAAATTCTTGACCTCGTTGATAAATCGTTCCTGAATCAGGATACTTCGCACGCCACCCAGTTGCATTACCATAACCAATTTCTTTCGAGACAATTCCTTCGCTAGCACCTTTAAAGCCACTAATCGCTGTGTCCTCTTGCAAATGTTCGATAGATCTGCCTTCTCTAGGTGTGTTTGCTTTCAATTGTTTTTCAAATTCTTCAGCAACTTCAGTTACCGCTGCTCTTGCTGTTTTAGGTGCTTTAACTTGCAATTTTGTAAGATTAGATAAGATTTCATCGAGTCCAGATGTCATTCGACACGCACCCCACTTATCATAATCATTTCCTTGCTAGCGTAATCAACTTCCATTTTTTCAATCTTATATTCAAGCCCGTTAAAATCAATGAACATTGAATTGTCAAAAGGTGGTTTAGGCATATAGCGAATTAAAAAGACTTTCGTGTCGCTCGTTTTAGTCAACGTTGCATTATCTGCTTGTTTGCCTGTCGTATTCTCACGAAAATCTTTGACAGTCGTCTTAGACACTTCAGCCCAACAACTCATAATGTCTGTTCTGACATTGTCTAAAACTTCGCCATCTTCGTTTTGCCCACCTTCTTTTTTAAAAATGGTGATACGCACATTCATTTTACGTGTCAGCATTATCAACACCTCTCAAACGCAACTGATGAATGATGTTTAACACACCATTCGCCAGTGGGTAACGGTCGCTATCGGCAGTTACGCCTCTATGTTCGTAATCTTCTTTGACTTGTTTTTTAACAGCAAGATCGAATTTTTTGTAACCCGCAAAATCTTCTGGTGTTGAACCAGCTTCAATTGCAAAGCAAATCTGTTCTTGCGCAGCTTCAATCATTTCTTCCAAAATGCTATCTTCAAAGTCAAAGTCAATCTTGCAATAGAGTTTAACTGCTTCCAGTAATTCTTGTGAGACTGCCATTTAGCTACCTCCTTAAGAATTTACTAAGTTCAATAATTCAGCTTTAGTCATACTACTTGTATAGCTAATGTCTTTACTATCTAAGTAAGCTTTAATCTCTGTAATTGTGTTAGCCTCAGTCGGAACGCTTACGATTTCCGCATCAGCTGACGCTGGGTGTATATGTTAAGAAGTAGCCAGCTTTTTCGTCTGCTTTAACAGCATCAAAGCGAAGAACTGCTTGCAAGTATTGTCCGTAAATTTCATTATCTGCCCAACGAAGACCAAGGTCTTGACGATCTGCAAACAAGACGGCACGTTTGAAGTCTCCAACAAATGCTTTAGCTTCGCCTGCGTTACCGAGGACTGTGTCAGAAAGGACGAATACAGGTTTACCAAGCAATACTTTGCCAGAAGCTGCCGTGATTGAATCTTGCAATAGATAGCGCCCGTTTTGGTCTTTAAGTGAGTCTAGGAGTTGGTAGAAGCTTTGTGAAACAACGAATGCCACGTCGTAAGCTGGATCAAAGTCTACATTAAGAATTTTTTTGATTTCATCGAGGTCTGTTACTGTTTTAGCTGTAAATGTTTTAAGTACTTCAGCAATTGCATTGTTAGTTGTGTTAACTTTGATTTGAGCAGCTGCCTCAGCAACAATGCTAACCAAGTCGACGTCTGCATCATCAACAGATTCTTGTGAAACTGGAATAGCTCCACGATATGTTTCAACAGCCCAATCTACTTCTTGGAATTCTGGTTTAGCTAGTTTTGGATTTTTCTCCAATTCTGCAACACTAGCCATTTTTGATGTCGCTTTTTTCAAAATTGGATATTTACCAGAGCCTTTTTGGGCTGGGTAAATTGTTGTGAATTGTTTCAAATCAACAGTAGTATTAACTTCACGAATTGGTGTAGTGACAATTTCTTCGCTAGTAACTTTAGTAGTATCTGTTTTCTTAACACCGTCTGTTGTTGGTACTACTGGTGTAACATCATTCATTGTGATAAGCACTTCGTCTTTACCTTCAAAGCGAAGTCCTTCATTTACAACAGCGCCTTTTGAATGCAAAAATGCGTTAACTTTATCACGATAATTCATATCTTCTCCTTTTACTTCATGACCTGTTTTGTTTTCAGCGCCACCAGAAACTTTAGTAGCTTCGAAAAGTTCTAGGTCTGCTTTAGCTGTTTTTAGTTCTTCTTTAGCTGCGTCAATTTCATTTTTGATTGTGCGAGCTTTTTCAAGGTCATCAGCTTCAAGAGCGTTTTTAACCTGCGCTGTTTTATCAGCGATAGTAGTTGAAAGCGAGTTGATAGATGCTTTCAATTCTTTGATTTTTTCATCGAACATGTAGTTGTCTCCTTTTTTGTGCAAAATAAAACGGACTTAAAGTCCTTGTAAGATTTCTTCTTTTTCGATTTCACGCTTCATAGCTTCAATTTTCTGTTTTCGCTTGTTGCCATGATTTGCAAAATAGTCGTCAATAACTGCTTGTGGCAATAATCCATTGCCAATGCTTGCAACTGCCTGCTGTTCGTCAAATGTCATGACTTCGTCAGCAAAACCTTTTTCAACAGCTTCATCAGCACTCATATACGTTTCGTTTTTCATGAGTTCAAGCAATTCATCTTCACTTAATCCAGTTTTAGCTTTGTAAGCATTAATAATGCCTTTATCGCTAGCTTTCAAAGCGTTTGCTGCTGATTCAAGGTCGTCACTATTACCAGAGACGTCGTTAAGCAGAGCCTTGTGAATCATAATTTGAGCTGTCGGGCTGATGACAACCTTGTCAGCACCCATAATTGCAACACTACAAGCACTTGCAGCCATTCCAGTTACTTCAACTGTAACGTGCCCAGAATAATTTTTCAACGCTGTATAGATGTCGCTGCCTACTGTCACCAAACCACCGTTTGAATTAACTTCAACTACAACGTCTGAACCGTCTTCTGGAAGTGCTTCAGCAATCGATTTAGCGCTGACCGCTTCCATTCCATAATAGTCGTAAACTTCTTGGCTATTATTCGGAATCAGCGGACCCCTCATCTGAATTCGTTTCGGCATTTTCCTCACCTCCTTTCAATGATTGATATTCTTCTTTCTTGTCCAAGAAAACGTAATTAAGGCTTGTTTGATACCTATCCATATCTGGATTATCAGACGGCTGTTTGCCAAGCTCAATAAGCCCTTGGTTTGGTGTTAATAGCGTATTATTGACAAGTTTAACAATCTCATCGACATTTCGACCTGTTACACTACGTGTATCAAATTCAAGTCGGCATTTCCGCCTATCTCGTGGATTAAAGATTTTTAGCCCCAATTCGCTCGTTATCGCATCAAAATAGAACGGCAAGTCATTTGTAACGTAGTCTTCAGTAAGCTGCGCTACGGACTGATTAGGGCTATTTACACCCAATTTATAGCTAGGTATTCGCAAAGCTTTAGCAATTTGAGCAGTTGAAAAATTGTTACTTGTAATCAACTGCAAGACGTTTGTGTCGATTTCGAGCGGCTCGTAGGACATTGTATTATCAAATACTAGTGGACTACCACCCTTTGCGCCCTCTCGCATTTTCTCGAATTCTTCGCGAGCCTTCTTGCGGGCTTCGCCGCTTATCATAGCGCCTTCCAATTTTAAAATGCCGCTTGAAAAACCGTCTTTGAAGAATTTTAAAAGCGTACTTGTTCCGCTGTTTTGCAAACTGATTTCGTCGCCTAAAGACAGCAGCGGGGAACGCCCTAAAATTGTGTCATGGCTAAAGAATTTCCAATGGATGACGTCATCAGCTCCGCAAGTGACCTCTTTGCCCGTCAAGCTATCGATGAAAGTGTAGATAAGTTCATGACTATCTAATTCTTCCACACGAGTTTCAGATGGTTTATAAAACTGAAATTGCAACGCCTTTCCAGTTCGTGGGTCTCTCAAAATACGAGAATAAGCATTACCTGTCAAAATAGTATTGACTGCCATTGCAAATTTCCACGTTCGTGCCGAAGCGTTGCCAGTCGATTTCACATTCAACAAATAATTGATGTCTTCGTCTTGAATGATGTCACCATTGATGTTTTTCTTGATTAACGGAAATCTAGCAATATCACCAGCAATAATTGATGTTGCTGTCAGTACGTCGCTATTTTTTAATGCAGAAACTCCGACATACTGCGCGCTATCATTACCAGACAATACCGAGGAAACATAATCGTCATAAGAGAGTTTGGAATCTCCTAACGACTGAAAAAAGCTCATTGTCTCACCTCCTTTC